GTGCCGGATTATGTTGCAATTTGTGGTTATGATCCGAAGAAACGGTCAAGCGGTACAATGGCAACAACATCCGCAAAGAGTGCAAACGCAACATCAGCTTCATATATTATTGCTAAAAATCAAGCAACCGGACTTTATCCGATTGAAAGCAAATCAGATGTTGACACTTCTCCGTATCGCTTTGTGCCGATTATGATTCCGACAGGAGCAACACAGATTAAAGTATCGTGTTCGCTTGGTAAGTTCTATACAAGGACGCTGTATTTTGATTCAACAAAACAGGAAACACTGACGAATGTTGGTGCGTGGTGTGTGCAGGGTGTTTCGTCCGGTTACGATCAGCAATCAAGTGGTGTTGGTCCTTATACGTTTGATATACCTACAAATGTAAGCGGACTTGATTCTGTGTGCTTTGCTGTTGCAACAGGTGGTGGTGTGTCAGCAGGAACAAGTGGGGAAAATTATGCTTCAAGCATAACGATTGAGTTCCTGATCGGAACATAAGGTCAGCGTTAAAGGAAATAAAAAAGAAAGGAAAAGGAGAGTGATATATCATGATAAGGACGGTCGACGCCCACGATGTGGTTACCGATAAGGTTATTTACATGGAGTATTCGGGGACCAAAGACGATGAGAAACCGACATCCCTGGAAGATGGAAAGGTCATCTCAACGGGCAGCACGTTCCTCGAGGTAGACACCGGTGATGTGTACCTGTTCGATGAGGTTAACTCCGAATGGCACAAGGTGGGTGGAAGCGATGAGTGACACCGGTAAAATCATTGCCCTGGCGAAGGCTGTTGCTGGTGGAAGCAGTGCCGAAATCGAGGCAGAAGTTAATGAGTTAAAGAGCCAAATAACCGTGAAAAAAGGAAGTGCCGATAACTCTGCCGTGCTTGACGGAGAGTATTATGGTTATTCAAATAATGCAAGCGATGTGTTTGCTTTTGCTCACGGTGTAGGAAATTCTGCATTTGGAAAAATATCACACGCAGAAGGATTGCTAACAAAAGCAATAGGACAGAATTCTCATAGCGAAGGAAGTACATCAGTTGCCTATGGAAGCACTTCTCACGCTGAAGGTAGTGCGGTTGCTCTTGGACAATCATCCCATGCAGAAGGTTCGTCTGGACCGAGCAGAACAATTTCTATAACGGGCGCAGAAAACGCAACAACATATACAGTTACGAGTGGAAACGTTACGGCAGACGATAATAATTCTACCATAATTTGCAAAAAGGAATATAGAAATGTTGTATCTGTAGATACTGTAAACAATACAATCACGCTGGATTCTTCATTCGGAGAAGAATTGTCCAACGAATCATGCAATTTGTATTATGGTAACGCAGTAGGAGTCGCATCACATACTGAAGGAGTTGGAACGACTACAAAAGGATATGCTTCTCATGCAGAAGGTGCGTACAATAATCCGGGTGCAAAACTTCCAACATGGTCAGCAAATACAAGCTATGCAGTTGGTGACAGGGTTTTAAAAAGCGGAAGTGGATATATTTGTATTGAAGCAAATTCAGACTCGTCATGGGATGCGAGTAAATGGGCATTTGCCTATGTAAATTTCAATCATTTGCTGACAGTTGGTAACGGATACGGAAACAATAACCGCTCAAACGCATTTGCCGTTGATGTATACGGAAACGGTCATTTTAACGGTGATGTGTACGTTGGTTGCAACGCTAACAGCACGGGCGGCACAAGCCTGACGGAAGCCGTTAACGGGAAAGTCAATGAGCCGAGTTCTGAGGGAACAAGCGGACAGGTGCTGACAACGGACGGGAACGGTGGTCGGAGCTGGACTACCGTGCAGGGCGGCGGCGGTGGAGGTGTGTCTGATGTAAAGGTCGATGGGACTTCCGTTGTCACAAGCGGAGTAGCAAATATTCCGATTGCTACACAAAGCGGTGGTCAGCTTGGCTTAGTAAAATCAAGTCAAGATTATGGCATTCAAACATTGAATACGGGAGTTATGTATATCGCAACTGCAAGTGAACAAAAAATCAAAGCAGGAAACGATTCGTTCTTCCCTATTACACCAAACAATCAGCACAAAGCCGTATTTTACGGTTTAGCCAAAGTAGCAGGAAACTCTGATCAGAGCAGTTCCTCCAATGCCGTAGGCGTTTACACAGACGATGCCAAGCTGAAAATCCAGCAGATGCTGGGGCTGTGGACACCGAAATTCTATCTGAAATACACGCTTGATGAGGATGCAAGCAACATCGGTTCTGATAATTTGCCGTTTGGAGATGTAGAACTGAATATTTATGAGGAACTCGTAGTCAGCGTATATCAATCAGATACAACGCAGGCAGCATTTGCAAGTAATGATTTTGTATATCTTACCGTTCGAGATGCAGTAAATAATGGTTATATCAATGTGAGCGGAATGTATTTCAAAGGAACAAAGAAATGCTCAGTAATGAGAATAAAACGTTTGCCGTGTGCTGTTACTGCGGAACTCATAAATGATGGCAGTTGCTATACAAGCGTATTCCCAAGATCATTGGATTATGTTGACAAAATTAGATGGATGGCATTGTCTGCCGCAAATGGAACGGTAAAAGCAGGAACAACAGTAGAAGCATATATTACACGACTTCTGTAAAAAAGAAAGAGAGGTAAACAAACATGATGTACTATTCGGAGCGCAAAAAGGTTAACAACGGAGCAGCTGTTGCTCCCGTCTATCACACGGACACCGACAGGGACAAGATGGAACGGCAGTTTCATCTGAATTGTGCGAATGTCCTTGACCCCAATAATCCTCGCAATGACATGGATGTCTGTGAGTGGGGAACGATTGAGAACGGGGTTATCGAGCGCAAACTGTATGTCAAGGAAGTCGAACCGGAACAGGGTGAAACCTAATGGCATGGTATTGGTACGTTGTTATTCTGCTGATCCTGCTATGGGTCATCAAAACAAAGTAACGGTTCGGTTTTAAAGGAAATAATTAGTGTGTAACGGTGTGTAACAATACACACTACGGCAGACGGGATGAAGATCCCGCCAACTTGGAAAAAATCAGCATTATTTTCCAAGTTCGTGAAGAAATTTTGCAGAAACATGGAAAATATTGTTCGATTTTACCAAGATCAGTAACCCTTATTCTTCAGCCATTCATCAACCGCTTTCTGGATGCACCATGAACGGGGACGATCTTCAGCCTTCATGTATTTGTCCAAGCGTTTGATGAGTGACGGTGGCATTGAAACGTTGACCCGGATGTACAGACCTTCTTCAGCAGGATCGCCTTCAATGCCCCTACGATTTCGACCACCATTGATACCCATGCGTATTCACTCCTTTTTGATTTCATTGTAGCATGGCAGTCAATGGATGTAGATAGAGAACCAACTTTGAACGGAAATAATAAATCAATGACCGGCAACGCGCCGGTCTTCTTTTTTAATTATTACTGTAGTAATAATATTGCACAATGTAGTAAAGTGTGTTATAATTAGCTACAACAAAATAAAGGAGGGCATACATATGCCGATTCAAGACAAAGTTTTACTGATGCACAAGGTCGAAGAAACTTTAAAACCGAGGATGTTTGCCAACTACCTTGAGGAAGCGATGCGGGAGTTCACCGTTACGCTTGACGAGTTTGACGTCATCCACATTTCAAACATGGACGGCACAGCAAACGAGGACTGCCTCGAGGCATACCTGAACGTGAAGAAGATTGAAGGCAGATCGGAAAAGACTATCATCCGCTATGCCTACATCATCACACGCTTCCTGCTATGGGCAAAGGTGAACACAAGGGAAGTGAACACGCAGCATATCCGGGCATACCTTAAAGCCGAACACGACAGGGGCGTACTAAACAGTACACTGGAAGGAACACGGCAGATTCTGAACGCATACTTCTCCTGGCTCGAACACGAGAAGATGATCCGCATGAACCCTGCCTTTAATGTCGAACCCATTAAATGCGAAAAGAAGGTGAAGGATATCTTCTCGATGGCGGATATTGAGAAGATGAAACGCAGCTGCAAGACTGTACGGGACGTTGCAATTATCTGCTTCCTGCTTTCCACAGGATGCCGGATCAGCGAGGTTACCCAGCTGGACAGGGGCGACATCAACTACGAAAGCGGAGAGTGCATCGTACGCGGTAAGGGCAACAAGCACAGGATGGTTTATCTTGACGACGTTGCAATCATGACGCTGAGAGAGTACCTTGCACAGAGGCGTGACGGATCCTGTGCTCTGTTCATCGGGAAGCGGATGGAGCGGATGACAAGCGGAGGCGTGCGGGCCATGCTGAAGGGCGTCGAGGAGAAGTCCGGCGTGCATAACGTGCACCCGCACAGATTCCGCAGGACATTAATCACCCGCCTGCTGAACAGGGGAATGCCGATTCAGGAGGTCGCCGTACTTGTCGGACATGACAAGGTGGATACGACCATGAAGTACTACAAGGCGAGCAGTGCGAAGATTAAGAGTTCGTACATGAAGTATTCCGCATAATACAATTGCGGTTTTGGATTGTCTGTGATATGATGAAGACGGAAGAAAACACGAAGGCACCGAACGGTGAGTACGGCTCATTGTTCGGTGTCTAATTTTATTGAAAGGAGAATAAACATGACAATCGACCTTACCCAGATTATCCTTGCAATCATCACCCTGATCAGTGCGGTACTGACCGGCTTCGTTATCCCCTGGCTGAAAGGCAAGATGGATGACAGGCAGTACGACACGTTCGCTACACTGATCCGCGTCGGAGTCTACGCAGCTGAACAGCTTTTCACTTCTGCACAATGGAAGGAGAAGAAACAGTATGTGGTGGATTTGCTCAAAGAAAACGGCTATACGGTTGATGCAACCGCCGTAGACGCAATGATCGAAGCGACTGTACGGGAACTGCGGATTGAGCAGGGCGGCCCGAAGGCGGAGGAAACCGCATGAGCGAGCAGAAGTTCATCGAAACCCGTCCAGGAGAGAACATGCGTGCGGTGAATGAAGAAGAAGTCATGGACCACTGCAAGACATGCAGTAAAAAGGAAACGGCCTGCATCAGTTTCTTCGCCCATGAAGACGCCATGATGCACAAGGACCTGGACAACGAACGCGCTCACCGTTCAACCCTGTTTGTATGCATGTTCGCCCTGCTGTTCGCACTCACGTTTGTGGTTGCGTACACCATCCGCATGAACACGTTCGTAAACCTGATCAGAGAAATGAACGCCGCTATCGTACAGTTAGCCAGTGCCAAAGGCATCGCCCCGCCCTGAGTACGGGAACGAGCAGATTACCGCTCTTATCAAGGAGTACATCCATGATAAGACCGACCGCAGGATGCTCTACCTCCGGCTGGTGGACGGCGACACCATAGGGGAGATCGCATCCAAGGTCGGTATGGACGACAAGACCGTCTGGAGACGGTTGCACAAGGGTGAGCGAGAACTATTCCGCCACCTACCCGGCTGAAATACGCCGGGATTTTTTTACGGCAAAATGCCATGAAAATGCCAATATGCTTACAGGTTTCTGACATCGTCAGAAGCCTTTTTTTATTGCAGAATTTTAAGCGAAAAGGAGGTGCGGACCATGGACGCAACCATTATGTACCCAAAGAAATGCAGGCGGTCAATCAAAACCATTGTGAACGAAGTCGGAGCGAGCGTGGAAACAGCCTACGCCATGATCCTTATGACGGCGTTGCTGATGGATCTGCGCCCAGAAGACGACGAGGTCGTACACATGATCCTCCGGGACTGCGGGATTGAGGACTGATGTGGATTTTTGACAACCCGAATCCGTGCAGGCGTGAGGAACCGGACTGTGTGGTGCGAGCCATTGCCATTGCCACAGGGAAGACATGGGACGAGGTGCACTGGGATTTGTGCAGGTTAAGCCATGAGCACTGCACGATGCCGAGTGTGAACTGGCTTTGGGAGATGTACCTGAAGCGGAACGGTTTTGAGAAGTTCCTGCTTCCGGACGCATGCCCGGAGTGCGTGACAGTGCGCGAGTTCTGCAAGCGGTATCCGGACGGCACGTACGTGATCGGAACCGGCACGCACGCAATCGCCGTGATTTCGGGAAACTATGTAGACGCGTGGGACAGCGGCGGAGAGACGCCGACATATTTCTTCAGAAAGAGAGGAACATAAGATGGCAAACTATCCTGTACCTTATCAGAACAACTGGGCATACGGCAGCGGGATCGGATCGCAGCTGTATCCGCAGTACCAGCAGACATACGCACAGCAGGCACAGACGCCTCAGCCGACGGCAACGCAGGGCACGCCCGGGATGATCTGGGTGGACGGCGAGGTCGGTGCGAAGGCGTATCAGCTGCCTGCCGGATGGCCTGCGAACCAGCCGGTGGCGCTGTGGGACACGAACGATACCGTGATCTATCTCAAGAGCACGAACCCAATGGGCATGCCGAACCCACTCCAGCGTGCGCACTACACATTGGAAGGCGCGAAAAGCGGAGAGAAGACGAGCGGATACTCAGGCGACGAGAAGCACGACATGACTGACTACGTGAGGAAGGAAGACCTGGAGCGGATGAAGCAGGATCTGATCGACACTATCGGTCAGATGCAGACGAGCGGAACCGGCGTGAGAAAGACCGCAACGAAGGGGGAATGAACATGAATCCTATGCAAGCAATAATGGGCGCTTTTACCCCGACAAACAGCATGGCAGGACAATCTGCCCATCCGATGGCGAACGGGCCGTTTGGGGCCTTACAGGGCGTTATGCAACGTGCCAGCCAGCTAGCTCAGACATTGCAAAATCCACAGCAGATGATTCAGCAATTTTTCCCGAACGCACCGGAAGAGGTAAGGAACGATCCGGACATGCTGGCGAACTGGCTGCAGCAAAGCGGGATGGTCAGCCCGCAGATGGTGCAGATGGCCCGGCAGATGTGTGGAAGATAATTTAATGCAAGTACATGTATATGAAATCGATGGGTTTCATATATGTACAGATATGCAAAACTGATTCTTTTCGTCGAGTGCGCATAGACGATTAAGGATAAATAAAACGAAAGGAATCAAAGACAATGACAGACTCCAATTCTATGGTTATGCCTGTTGCTCCGTATTATGGCGGCAATGGCGGCGGTGACATGTTTGGCGGTTTCGGCGGTGGATGGGGTTTTATCCTGCTCCTGATCGTCCTGTGTGGCTGGGGCGGAAACTTTGGCGGTTTCGGTGGCATGGGCAACGGCGCTTTCCCGTGGATGATGGCCGGACAGGCGAACAGCAACAATGATGTACAGCGCGGGTTTGATCAGGCTGCCGTGATGAGCGGACTGACCGGGATCCAGAGCGCGGTTACAAGCGGTTTCGGTGACGTACAGCTTGGGATCGCCGGAATCAATCAGAACATTTGCCAGACCGGAAACGGAATTACAGCTGCTCTGAATAACGGTTTTTACGGCGCTGAGATCGCGGCGAACGGCAGGCAGATGGCGGACATGCAGCAGAACTTTGCACTTCAGAACGCGATCAGCGGAGGGTTTAACACTACGTCCGGCAACATCGCCGATCTGAAGTACACCATTGCAACGGAAAGCGCGAATACCCGTGTGGCTAATGCCGCCACAGTGCAGACTGTGATGGACAAACTGTGCCAGCTTGAACTGGACGGCTATAAGCGTGAGAACGATCAGCTCCGTACTCAGCTGAACATGGCGACCCTGCGCGAATCCCAGACGGCTCAGAACGCTTTCATTCAGCAGGGATTCAGCGATGAAGTCGACGCTCTATACAACCGTCTGAACAATTGCCCTGTGCCAAGCACTCCCGTGTACGGCAGGACGCCCATCTTCACATGCGGCGGACAGTGCAACGGCGCGTTCGTGGCGTAAGGGGTGATAACTGTGGCTGAATTTGCGTTTAACCCTATCCAGCTCGTTGAGCCGAATCAGAACATTATTCTTGACACGGTTATTCCGTGTAACAAAGGGTATGTTTTTCACAGGGATCAGAGCGGGATTCTAATTCTCCGGGGAATCACCAACAACTGTTTTGCCAGGTATCAGGTGACGTTTAATGGCAATATTGCGTTGCCTGAGGACGCAACGGTTGTTGCGCCGATCAGCGTTTCGCTTGCCATTGACGGTGAACCTGTGCAAACAAGCAGGGCCATTGTGACTCCTGCTGCGGTTGACGAGTATTTCAACGTCACAAGCACGGCAATTATTACTGTGCCGCGTGGATGTTGCTTTACTGTCGCCGTTGAGAATACTTCAGCAATTGTGGACGGTGTTGCGCCAGAGATTAATGTCCAGAACGCAAACATGACCGTATCCAGGATTGCCTGAGAAAGGAGAAAACGATGAAACACTACGAGAATCTGGAAAAGGCAATGTGCAGGGAGCTGGAAAAGCTGGACAAAAAGTACGACGGAGACGTTCCGGAAATGTCAGTTCAGGACGTGGAACGGGCTGACGTTCTGTACCACGCACTGAAGAGTGCTGAGACCTACTACGCCATGAAGGACGCCGAATGGGAAGATAAGGACGCATCCGGTCGTTCCTACCGGCGTGGCAGGGACAGCATGGGTCGGTATGTCAGCAGGGATATGGACGGTTATTCCGGTCATTACCCGCCGATGTACGACCGGTATCCCAGCTACGATTACGGTGGCTGGAGATAAAATCAAGGGACTGCGGTTATTCCGCAGTCCCGTTTTCTTTGTCTTCTACTATCTCGATCCGCGGTTCAGCCTCTTCGTTGACAGGAATACTGCGCTTGATGTCAATCAGTTCATTGATGCATCCGAGGATCTTCCTCATGTTGTCGTAGGTGGATTTGATGTCGAGGTCCTGGAGTGTGTCGATGACAAGCTGGATACGTTCAGGCATTTACGATTCCTCCTTTTTATTTTTCATCCGCACATTGGCAGGCCAGCGTTCAAGTTTATACCTGTCAATGAGCCGTGAATCCTTTTCCTTGTATCCGGCGAGATGCCGGATTTTTTCATGACCGTTATACGCCGTATGGTCACAGACATTGTACTCACACGGGAGCATGGAGATGTGACCCTGGCAAAGCTTATTGAAGACATCCTGCTCCGTGTACGGATAGAAGACGGTGTTCAGTTCAGTGAGGATCCTGCTGTCTATTCCGTCTTCCCGGAGTTTCTTCAGGTTCATTAGGCATACGCCCATGTTTGTGTATGTCATGCGGTGCAGGTCAGACGAACTTGTTTCACGCACACCGGCGTAATATGCGTCGGTTAGGTCTGTGTCCCATATATCGTCAATGTTCTTTGTGACGATGGTGTCGATGTCAAGGGAAAGAACAACATCATGCTGCGGGAAAATCTTCGGGAAGGCAGCACGTAGCATAACCATCCATGTCCAGCAACAGTTGTAATTCGGACTGTCCGGCAGGATGTACTGCTGATCCGATACATTGATTGTTTCCGCACACTCAGGCAGTTCAAACGGGAACTCGTCGTCTTCAATCAGCAGATAAACCTTCTCGACATTGGAGTGCATTACAAGCGATTTCAGTGCAGTGTACATATCAGCATACACATTGCGGGTACCGTGATAGACGGCGATGCGTGGGTAGCGGGTGTTTGTGTTCGGATGTTCCTTGTCGCCGAATTGCTTTTCCATTTCATCAATCCAATCCCAGAAGGAGATGGATGGAATGGAAACAAACCCTTTGTGTACGGCCTCATGGAAGGAAAGGTCATGCTCGTACATAACAAGTTCACGGTCAGCAGAGTAGAATTCATTATGGTATTCCTGCCAGAACTGCCAGAAGTCTTCCATGAACCATTCCGGTTCCGGATATCCACCACTTGTGATGGCATAGTAGTAATCGAAGACGGTCTTGACGATTGTTCCTGCATAGTTTTTGAGGCATCCGTGCTTGTAATACTCACGGACAAGTGCCTTGCGCCCACGGAAGATCCCGATG